ACGAAACAAGACGGCAGATGAGTTGCGAATTACTTGGACTGCATATCAATTCTTGAATCGCTTTACATACGCAGAACGAGCAGCATATAGAGTTGCAGCAAAAACAGATGATATTGTGGCGGATTTTATGGGACTTGCACAAGCAGCACAAGAAGTACTCTCTGATGATCCAGTTACAATTCAAGGCATGGATTATTTGGTTTCAATTGGTGTGCTAACACAACAAAGAAAAGATGAAATATTATCTGGTTCTTGACAAATATTTATGACGATGATATACTTTGATGCATGACTAACCTAAAGATCTACAAAATTCATCCTAATGCGGTTCTTCCAAAACACGCCACACAACAAGCGGCGTGTTTTGATATTTCAGCGTGTGGCGATACTATAGTTCCCGCACACCATACTATAGCAATTTTAACTGGTATAATTTTAGATATTCCAGTTGGTTACTCTGTGCGTATTCATCCACGGTCAGGACTGGCCTATAAAAAGGGAATTACTCTTTTAAATGCAGAAGGAGTTATTGATTCTGATTATACAAATGAATTAATGATCCTTCTCTACAATACATCTAATGTGCCTTTTGTTGTTAAACACGGTGATCGTATTGCTCAGGGAGAATTGGTAAAAAATCTTGACTATACAATCGAAGAATGCTACATTGCTCCTTCACCGAAAACCGACCGTGTTGGTGGTTTTGGTAGCACAGGCGTTCAATGACTAATATAGAAAAAATAGTTAAAGAGTTTTTTGATTCCGCAGACACGGATGGAGTTCCCAATTTATCCACACATAAATGGAAAGAATTAAACTCTGATTATACCAAGCAAGAAATTAAAGAAGGTCTTGCTTCATATATTATCAATCATAAACCTAAATTTCCATTTAGAAAAATTGAATTATCTACAGTAAAAAATAAATTTGCATCTTTATCAACAGAAGATCTGTCTCATTATATTATAACGCCAGATAAAGATAAGGTACTTGAAAAATATAACGATTACAAATATCCATACTCCAAGCATGGTTTATTTTTAATTGATAATGGTCATTACTATAATGATATAAGTAACTATTTTCAACAAGAGAATAGATTGTCTTGTCCCTCTTATGGGTTTGCATCACCAATTGATATTTGGAATGATCATGATTTATTGATGAAGATGAATTGGATTTTTTGGAGAATGGGAACAACTACAATTAATGAAACAAATATTCGTGGTTCTTTCCGTTTGGGTGCATATGTTGCAACACAATTTAAACCACATGTTGCAACTGTTGTTTACGATTTGAGAGAATCAAAACGTGTTTTGGATTTGAGTATGGGATGGGGTGACCGATTAGCTGGATTTTATACATCAAGAGCAACACATTATTATGGTTGCGATCCCAATCCAAAATCATTTGAATTATATAAACAACAGGTAGTTGCATATGAAAGTTTCTTAGGTAACACTAAATCTTTCTTCCATCAAATAGATGAACATACATGGTTATTTGAAGGAATTAAAACAGTCTATATGCAAAATCTTCCTGCCGAAGATAGCAATGTATTTGACCAAGCAAAGATGGATTGTGTTTTCACCTCTCCTCCTTATTATTCTACGGAACTTTACAATAAGGGCGGAGAAAAGGAAGAGAACCAATCATGGCATCGCTATCCCGATTACACCGATTGGTTAAATAAATTCTATCTTCCTGTTATGAAAAGAGCATATGATTCTCTTTCTTATAAGGGTATGATGATGATCAACATCATGGATCCGACTATAAAAGGAAAGCGGTATAGAACCTGTGATGAAATGGTAGATTACATTACATCAATTGGTGGTAATTTTATTGGTCAAATTGGTATGAAAATAAAGCAAAGACCAAAAAAGATGGAAAAGGGAGACTTGTTGGAACATTTGTCGGCAGATTTTATTGAAAATATTTGGTGTTTTTCAAAGACACAATATAAATGGGTTGCTAAGAAAAGAGCATCACTTGAAGATTTAATGGAGTAATATTATGACAAGAGAAGAATTATTGGCGTTTCATTCTGAATTGTGCAGCGAAGCTAAAGCATTGATGAGTCTAAAAAATAAAGACTACGCAGGTAATGAAGGCACAGAACCTTTTGCAAATTTCACCCGCGTAGAATCTATGGGTATTTGTAAGACAGAACAAGGATTTATGGTTCGCCTTACAGATAAAATGAGTAGATTGAGTTCTTTTGTTCGGGCAGGAAAAATGCATGTAAAAGATGAGAGTTTTAAAGATACCTGCATCGATGTAATTAACTACATGGTTTTATTGGCAGCCTATGTTAGTTCCAAAAATCAAGAACAGAAAAAAGAATTGCTGGTAGAAAATAATAAGAATAGTATTGACTCATCCACAAACAAAACGATATAATACTACCATGTCATTTTATACCAATGTATTTTCATACGGAAATAAGATTCTCTATCGGGAAAGAGATGAATCCGGTGTATCCACCAAGAATGAAACTTATTTTCGACCTTCTCTATTTGTAAATACAGATAAAAAGACAGACTATAAAAGTATTTTTGGCAAATCTTTGGACAGAGTTGAATTTGAGAATAAAGATGAATACATGAAATTTATTGAAAGATATTCCGATGTATCTGGATTTGAAATTCATGGCGAAATTCAAGCAGAGTATCAATTTATTCGGAACAATTATCCCGATTGTCAACCAAACTATGATTTGCTAGATATTGCCTATATTGACATAGAAACGACAAGTGAATTTGGATTTCCTAATTTTCAGTCACCTGAAGAAAAAGTTATTGCAATTTGCATTAGCAGGAAAGACGAACCCTCTGTTGTTTTTTGTCTAGGCGAATACAAGAAACAAAAAGATGAAATAGTTCACTGCTTCGACAATGAAGATAATCTTCTTTATATGTTTTTAGAATACTTTTCCGGTCGATATCCCGATATCATTAGTGGATGGAGTATTCGTTTTTTCGATATTCCATATCTCTACAACAGAATAATTCGACTTCTTGGGGAAAAGATTGCAAAGAAACTTTCACCTTGGAATGTCATAAAGGAAAAGATTGTAGATCGTGGAGTCATAGGAAAACATGTAGTCTATGATATTGTTGGTATTTCGATTCTTGATTATTACGAATTGTACAAAACATTCACATATATAAATAGAGAGTCTTATAGTTTAAATTATATTGCTTATGTGGAATTGGGGGAAAAAAAACTTGATTACACAGAGTACGAAAGCATTCAAGAATTCTATCAAAAGAATTTCCAAAAGTTTATCGAATATAATATCAAAGATGTCAAGTTGGTTGAACAGCTTGACAATAAGCTCCAGTTGATGAAATTGGCAGTTTCTTTGGCATATTCTGCCGGGGTAAACTTCAATGACGTTTTTTCCCAAGTAAAAACTTGGGATGTCATTATTTACAACTATTTGGCAAAAAGAAATATAATTATTCCACGAAAGAAAAGATCAAAGAAAGACGAACAATATATTGGGGCATATGTAAAAGAACCAATTGTTGGTATGCATAATTGGGTTGTTTCATTTGACCTGAATAGTCTTTATCCACATTTGATTATGCAATATAATATTTCTCCAGAAACACTTACGGCAGATGGAATGCGTGGAACAGTTAGCCCAAATGGCGTTCTTTCTGATGGACCAGTTACAAATGATTTTCTTGGTAAAAATAAGCAAAAAAACTTGTGTACCGCCGCAAACGGAACAACTTACAATAGAACGCGCCGAGGTTTTTTGCCAGATCTTATGAATGAAATGTATAAAGATCGTAAAATGTACAAATCAAAAATGATCCAGGCAGAAAAGGAACTTGAGGCAGTAAAAAATGAATTAAAGAACCGTGGTATCGGTTGACATAAATAAAAAGTCGTGATATAATCTTGCTATGGAAACAAGAAACGTCATCGACCATTACCATTATTGGAATCACGATGCAATACTTGCCGACTTGGATACGAAAAGAAATAATTTTACTGTCTGCTGTTGTAATGTTGGAAACGACTTTAATATTGCAACAATTATTCGGAACGCAAATGCCTTCCTTTCTAAAGAAGTTTGGATTTATGGGCGAAAACAATACGACCGCCGAGGAACGGTAGGAACACATCTTTATACTAAATTTAGGCACGTAAAGGAAATAGATAATCTTAAGTTTCAAATTGATGCGCTTCGTGAGTTGTATCAAAATATTAAAATTGTAGGAGTAGATAATGTTACTGATGGAACAAGAATTTGTTTGCCAATTGACTACTACACTTGGGATGATAAGTATCACCATCTAATGATTTTTGGTCAAGAACAAATAGGAATTCCAAAAGAAGTTCTTGACATTTGCGATGATGTGGTGTATATTAAGCAACTCGGTTCGGTAAGAAGTTTGAATGTTGGAACTGCTAGCGGAATTGTGATGTACGATTACTGTAGCAAAGTTCTTTGAAATATTGGCCTTGGTGGCGGAACTGGCAGACGCAATAGATTCAAAATCTATCGTCCTTTGGACATGAGGGTTCGATTCCCTCCTGAGGCATTCCCTTGTGGTGTAACGGTAACACGGGAGACTTTGGATCTCCTTTTCTTGGTTCGAATCCAGGCGAGGGAATTCACGGGATTGTGGCGGAACAGGCATACGCAACAGACTTAAAATCTGTCGGTCGCAAGACTTTGTGGGTTCGACCCCCACCAATCCCATTCAATGCATGGTGTTCGGTAAAGCGAACTAGGACAATCGGCTGGCCAGCGGGTGTCTGAAAAAATAGATGGCAAGGTCCAATAGCGGGTAAGTGTAGATCGTAGATCTACTCCTTGTGTTGGTTGAATGGATGCAAGTTCCTCACCATGCTTAATATTTGCGGATGTAACTCAATGGTAGAGTGCTAGCCTTCCAAGCTTGCTGTTGAGGGTTCGAGTCCCTTCATCCGCTTTATGACAAGAGAACATTCAGCCGGAAAAGGCGATTCTTATCGTAAAGTTGATAAAAAGCAATATGATAAAAATTATGAAGCTGTTTTTGGTAAACAAAAATCAAAATCTTCTAAAAAGAAAAATAAATAATTGTATTCCTCTGTAGCTCAGCAGGTAGAGCAGAGAGCTGTTAACTCTCGGGTCACTGGTTCGAATCCAGTCGGAGGAGTTTATGAACGAATTGCAAAAAGTATTATTATTGTTGTGTTTTTTTGTTGGCTTTGTTGTAGTAGGTCATATTATTTTTGACGCTATAGAATTATTCTTTAGAAAAAAGAAATGACGGAAGATGAAAAACAATTAAATTTAGAAATTGTAGAAGATGCCATACATTGGTATTCTGAATTTTTTTATTCTGCGTCATGGTACATGGATATAGAATATGATCTTTTAGAAAAATTCAAAACAAATCACAAATATCTACAAAATTTTAGACAATATCAGTTAGATGCAATGAAAAAATTATATGATAATAATCTTTGGGTTCGCTGGTGCGACACATGCGAAGGACGAAACCGAGGGGAACTATATAATTTTACCGGAGAATAGCTCAGCTTGGTAGAGCGCCTGCTTTGGGAGCAGGAAGTCGTCAGTTCAAATCTGGCTTCTCCGATTTTGGAGATTAAACTATGAATTACACACCGGGTCAAGGTTATAAAGATGGGTATAAGGACAGGCAAGAAGGAAAAGCAAATATGGCTGCTGTCGGCCGTATCACAGAAAATAATGTGTATTGGGATGAATACAATTTAGGATGGACTGAAGCAAATCGAAGAATTATAGATGAAGCAAGAAATGGCACTAGCAATGGCAAGTCATTTTTGGTAGACTGATGTCATGATATGGTTTACAAGTGATACACACTTCAGTCATAATAATATTCTAAATTATACTGAAAGACACAAATATTTTAAAAATGTGAATGAGATGAACAAATCTCTCATTCATAATATCAATGATTGTGTATCAAAAAAAGATACACTTTATCATTTGGGGGATATATCTCTAGGAAAAGGCAAACATTGGACATCTAGTATAAATAATATTTTCTCAAACATTAAATGCGAAAATATTCATATACTATTGGGAAATCACGATCCTTCGAATCGTTCAGAACATGTTAATAATCGTTATTTTAAGAGTGTAGAGAACTATTTTGAACTAAATATTGATGGATTCGTTTCCAAGTCTCTGAAAAAATTTAATATTTGTATGTGCCACTACCCAATGACTACATGGAATAAAAAATGCCGAGTACACCTACATGGGCATTGTCATGGAAAATTGGGTTTTGTTTCTTTGCCTTTCAAAGATGGATATGTTCGGTATGATGTTGGAGTTGATTCTGAAGGATTAAATTATAGACCAATTTCTGTAATTCAACTTGTAAAACACTACGAAAATTTCATACCAAAGGAAAGTAAAAATGTTTGAATTCATGCAAATAACATTAACCGGCATAGTTTGTTATGGCATATATCAAATTGCATATCAGCGAGGATATGAGCACGGACATAAAATAGGATTCACGCATGGTTTGTGGAAGAATTCTGAAAGAAAAAATTTGGTAGTAAAACCATCTATAAGAAAAAAAGCACATAGTTTGATTGACTGATATTTTTTCTTGTGGTAATATACATTTATGGATTTGACAAAACTAACAGATAAACAACTGTTGGACTTGCAACAAAAATTGGAATATGATATATCCGAATATCACAACTTTCAATTAGTTAAAAAGATTCAACTAAACTCTGCATATGGTGCTGTTGGTAATGAATTTTTTCGTTACTATAGTACAGAAATTGCAGAGGCTATTACATTATCCGGTCAACTTTCGATTCAGTTCATCATGAATGAATTGAATTTGTTCATTAACAAAACATTGGAGACAGAAAATGTGGACTACGTTATCGCATCAGATACTGATTCTGTTTATCTCAATTTGGCTGGGTTCGTTGATAAGTTTATATCTAAACAAAAATCAACAGAACAAATTGTTACATTGCTCGACAAACTCTGCGCGACCGTCATTTCTCCATTCATTGAGAAAAAGTATGATGAACTTGCTAAAAAGATGAATGCGTATGAAAATAAAATGGCAATGGGTCGTGAGGTGATTGCCGACAAGGGAATATGGACTGCAAAGAAAAGATATATGTTGAATGTATGGGATAGCGAAGGAGTTCGTTATGCCCAACCAAAACTTAAGATCAAGGGAATAGAGACTGCAAGAAGTTCTACTCCCGAAATTGTGAGAGAAGATCTTAAAACAGCAATTAACATAATAATGAACAAAGATGAAGATGCAGTAATTCAATTTATCGAAAAGGTTAAGACAAATTTCTTTTCGCAACCAGTTGAAAAAATTGCATTCCCGCGAAGTGTAAATGGTCTAGATAAGTACAAAGACAATTATTACATTTACAAAAAGTCTACGCCAATCCATGTTAAAGCGGCACTTATTTACAATTTCCATGTAAAAAAGAATGGATTGGAAAGAAAATATAAGTTAATCAATGAAGGTGACAAAATTAAGTACTTTCATTTGAAAAAACCAAATCCTTTTGGTGGTGTTAAGGGGGAAGATCATGTTGTTGCGTTTGCAACCAATCTGCCAAAAGAATTTAATTTAGATGGTTATGTTGACTACAATACACAATTTGAAAAATCATTTCTTGATCCGCTTTCAAATATATTGAATGTCATTGGGTGGAATTACGAGAAAAAGAATACGTTAGAAAGCTTATTTTCATAAGGAGATTATATGAGCGATTTTCTTAAAACATTTATCAAAGAGTCCGGCAATCAGTATGCATCTATAGTAGATGATGGTCTTGAGGGAAGTGATGTATCGGCATATGTTGATACTGGGTGTCATATTTTGAATGCATTGGTGTCTGGTGACATATTTAAGGGATTCCCTGACAATAAAATAGTTGCATTGGCCGGAGAGCAGGCGACAGGTAAAACATACATCACAATGGGAATGATTTCTAAATTTTTAGATGACAATCCAGAGGCAGTTGTTTTATATTTTGATTCAGAGCAAGCGGTTACTTCCGATATGTTCAAATCAAGAGGAATTGATCCAAAGAGAGTTGCTGTTTTTCCTGTATCAACTGTAGAAGAATTTCGAAGACAGGCAATTACAATTGTAGACAAATATCTTGAAATGCCAGTAGAGAAGAGAAAGAAAACAATGATGGTTCTTGACTCTCTTGGAATGTTGTCTACTTCTAAAGAAATGAATGACACTGCCGAAGGAAAAGAAGTTCGTGATATGACACGCGCACAAGTCATCAAATCAACTTTCCGCGTGTTGACTGTAAAATTGGGAGTTGCACATATTCCAATGATTTTTACCAATCACACATATGATGTTGTCGGTGCTTATGTTCCAACAAAGGAAATGGGTGGAGGAGCGGGTCTAAAGTATGCAGCATCCATTATTGTCTATCTTTCAAAGAAAAAGGATAAGAACGCAGAAGGAGAAGTAGTTGGAAATATAATTCACTGTCGCCTTAACAAGGGAAGATTTACCAAAGAAAATAAGATGGTCGATGTTCGTCTAAATTACGAAACTGGTTTAGATCCTTATTACGGTCTTGTTGACTTGGCAGTTGAATATGGTATACTAAAGAAGACCTCCGGCCGAGTTGAATTTCCAGATGGTTCTAAGATTTTCGAAAAGCAAGTATATGAATCTCCTGAAAAGTATTTTACAGAAGAACTTCTTAACAAAATTAATGAGGCAGCAAATAAAGAATTCTGCTATGGCACAACTGAGACTCAAGAGGATTCTGAGGATTCTGAATGAACAGTATTGAACAAATTATACTTCACAATCTAATAAAGAATGAATCATATTCGAGAAGAGTAACACCTTTTTTGTTAAAGGACTATTTTCATGATCGTTCTGAAAAGTTTGTATTTGAAACAATTCAAGATTATATTGTAAAGTATAATAGTCTTCCCACAAAGGAAGCACTGTTCATTATCATAGACAAAAATCGTTCAGTAAGTGATGATGAAATTAAAAAGATTTCAGAAATCATTGAAAACATCTCAAAGGATTCGGATCCTGTTGATGTTGATTGGTTAACAAAGGAAACAGAAACTTTTTGTAAAGATAAAGCAGTTTATAATGCCATAATGGAGTCCGTCAATATTATTGATGGAAAATCTCAACAAAGTGCAGGTGCAATACCAGATATTTTGAGTAGAGCACTTGCTGTTTCTTTTGATCCAAACATTGGTCACGATTATATTGAGGACTATTCAAAGCGATATGATTTTTATCATATAGTTGAAAAGAAAATCGCATTTGATCTTGAATATTTCAATTCAATCACAAAGGATGGAATTGCTCCAAAAACACTCAATATTGTGATGGCAGGAACTGGTGTTGGTAAGTCTTTATTTTTGTGTCACCATGCTTCATGTTGTCTTCGCCAAAACATGAATGTTTTGTACATTACATGTGAAATGGCAGAGGAAAGAATTGCAGAAAGAATTGATGCAAACTTCTTGGATGTTAATTTAGATGATTTGAAAGATTTTTCTAAAACTGTCTATGAAAAGAAAGTCGAAGCAGCTGCTGCCGGAGTTACTGGAAAACTAATCATCAAGGAGTATCCAACCGGAGTTGCAAATGCAAATCATTTTAGATTTCTTCTTGATGAATTGAAACTAAAGAAAAAATTCAAACCAGATATTATATTCATTGATTATTTGAATATTTGTTCTTCTTCTAGATTCAAAGGTGCGAAGAATGTAAACTCATATGAGTATGTCAAGTCTATTGCGGAAGAATTGCGTGGTCTTGCAATCGAATACAATGTTCCAATTTTTAGTGCTACACAGACAAATCGTGCAGGATATTCAAATACTGATGTAGATCTTGAAAATACTTCTGAATCTTTTGGTTTGCCTGCAACATGTGATTTTATGTTTGCTTTAATTTCAACAGAAGAACTAGATGAACTTAATCAAATAATGGTGAAGCAATTGAAGAACCGTTATAATGATAAAGCAAAAAATAGAAAGTTTATTGTTGGCATTAACAGAGCAAAAATGAAATTATTTGATGTTCAGAAAGAAGATCAGGGTTATATTGCTGAAAGTGGTCAAAAGAAAGAAGATGATTTCTTTACAAAAGAAAGAAAGCAAACTAATTTCAAAGACGGCAAAAAATTTGATTCTTGGAAAATATAATGTCAACTTACATAGATAAAAAATACATTAATATGGTTTCTTCTCTTTTGGAGAAGTTCAAATGGAAGAAAGATAATCTAGCAAATTGTAGATGTCCTCTTTGTGGTGATTCCGATAGAAGCAAAATTAAAGCTAGAGGATATTTCTATAAAAAGGGAAATGATTTTTTCTACAAGTGCCATAATTGTGGAATTGGTCACAATCTTCATAATTTCTTAGAAAAGGTATCTTTATCTCTCTGCAAGGAATATGCTCTAGAAAGATATCGCTCTGGTGAAAATGGTAATTCAAACTACAAAAAGCCAGAAGAAACACAAATATATCCATTTAAAAGCGAAATCAAATTTGACAAATTGGAAAATTTTGAATCATCCAACGAAAAGGTGTTAGAATTTATAGCAGATAGACAAATTCCAGAAAGATCTTTTTGTGATATTGGATATACAAGTAATTTTGGTGATTTCGCAAAACAATTCCAAAGAGATTATGATTTGGCGAATGAAGAGAGAATAATAATTCTTATTAGAGATGGAAACGGAGATATAATTGGAGCACAGGGTAGATCTCTTTCAAAAATTCCAAAAAAGAATATTCCAAAATATATAACATTAAGAAAAACAGAAGACACAAAACTGATATATGGAATTGATAGATTAAATCAGAGAAAACCTTTTTACATTGTAGAAGGTCCAATTGACAGCATGTTTATTGATAATGCAATTGCTTGTCTTGGTAGTAGCGGTTTCATTGACATGGCAAAAGAATATTCTAAAGGTATTTTTATTTTAGACAATGAACCAAGAAACAAACAAACAGTTGAAATCTTGTCAGAACTTGTTAAAATGGGTAACAAAGTCTTGATTTGGCCCCAAACATGCAAAGAAAAAGACATTAATGAAGTAATAAAAAAACACGGAAAGCAGTATATGGAAGCAGTATTGCAGAATTGTGTTTATAGTGGGTTAAAAGCAGTATTAGAATTTCATAGTTGGAAAAAATGCAATGTCTGATGGAAAAGACGATTATCTAGTAACAAGAGCAGTAGCAGAATTTGGATTAAAGTTTGCAGAATATGTAAATGAAATGGATCCAGAGTTATGGAGAAGAGCTCTTGATTATGCAAAGCATTATACTAAAGTAGAAGGCATAGAATTTAGGGATGTAAATAAAAATGAATAATAGTGAATACAAATTAAACCCAATAAACGATTTTTGCAATGAGCAAAATTCCTTTTTATTGAAAAAAAGAATTTCAGAAATGCCAATATTGGAAAGATTAGATGCCGGATCTATGTCGCAGATGTTTTCTTTTTGGAGAGAAATACAAGAAATAATGATCTCCGCATCTGAAGAAATTAAAAAATTAAACAAAAGAATAGAAGAATTGGAAAAACAAAATGGAAAATAAAATACAAGTTTTGGATAACATTGGTTTTGTTGAATTATTGGATTACATGGGATCTGATTTAACAGTTGTTAATGCTGCTAGAGTTTCTTTTAATAAAGAAAGCACATGGCAAGAAGTAGACCACGAAAATAATGGTATTCTTGGAGAGAAAGATATAAAATTAATTAATTATCTTGCAAAGCATAAGCATTGGACTCCATTTGCTCATCCTCAAATTTCTTTAAGAATTAAAGCACCAATTTTTATTCGAACTCAACTTTTTAAACACAAAGTTGGATTTGTTGAAAACGAAGTTTCACGAAGGTATGTTACAAATGAACCCGAGTTCTATATTCCTCGTTGGCGTTCTGCTCCAACAAATGGAGCAAAACAAGGATCTACTGATTTCATGGAAATTGCAGATAATTACAACGATTGCAATCGTGCATACGGAATGGCAATTAAAGAGGCACTTGACACATACCATATGGCACTTCGAAAAGGTGTAGCACCAGAACAAGCAAGATCAATTTTGCCACAAGGAACTTATACAGAATGGTGGTGGACTGGTTCGCTTTCCGCATTTGCCAGAGTTTATCATCAAAGAGTTGATGCTCATGCACAATGGGAAGTTCAACAATATGCAAATGTCATTAACCAAATAATTCAACCACTATTTCCAGAATCTTGGAAAGTTCTAACATCCAAGTCGTAAATCGAAGATACATATCTTACCAACTTTAACAGGAGTCTTATAAAATGAATAATGATATTAAATTGCCAACTCTTTATCAAGAGTTTATACACCTTTCCCGTTACTCCCGCTGGCTTGAATCAGAAAAGAGAAGAGAGACATGGCAAGAAACTGTGAAGAGATACTTTGATTTTTTCCAAAACCATTTAAAAACTAAACAAAAATTTATTCTAACTCCTGAATTGAGAAATGAATTAGAAGCAGCAGTAGTTAATTTGGAAATTATGCCTAGTATGAGAGCATTAATGACTGCCGGTGAGGCATTAGACCGAGACAATACCGCCGGTTATAACTGCTCATATGTTGCTGTTAATCGTGTGAGGGCTTTTGATGAAATCCTATACATACTCATGTGCGGTACTGGCGTCGGTTTTTCTGTGGAGAGACAATATGTTGAAAAGCTTCCTACAATTGCTGAGGAGTTTACTAATAGCGAAACAACTATTGTTGTACAAGATAGTAAAGCTGGTTGGGCCAAAGGATACAGAGAACTTGTATCCCTACTTATTGGAGGTCAAATACCAAAATGGGATGTGTCAAAGATTCGTCCTGCTGGCGCACGACTTAAAACGTTTGGTGGCCGTGCGTCCGGTCCAGGGCCATTGGAAGATCTCTTTAGATTCACTACTGACACTTTTAAAAAGGCTTCAGGAAGAAAACTCACTTCAATTGAATGCCATGATATCGTTTGTAAAATTGCAGAAGTTGTCGTGGTGGGAGGTGTCCGAAGATCCGCACTTATCTCACTCAGTAATCTCACTGATGAAAGAATGCGCGATGCAAAATCTGGAGCATGGTGGAACGAAAATCCCCAACGCGCCCTTGCCAACAATTCAGTTGCGTACAAGGAAAAACCGGACATGGGTATTTTTATGGAGGAATGGTTGTCGTTGTACAAGAGCAAGAGCGGCGAACGCGGCATCTTCAATCGTGACGCTTGCAAAAAGACTGTTGCCAAACTAGGTGATCGTCGTGATACAAATTATGACTTTGGTACAAATCCATGCAGCGAAATTATTTTACGCGACAGGGAGTTCTGCAATCTAACCGAAATTGTAGTTCGTGCAGATGATACCCCAGAAACATTGGCTCGTAAAGTTCGCCTTGCTACAATACTTGGAACTTGGCAAGCATCACTTACAAACTTCCCATATCTTTCTAGTGAATGGAACAAAAACTGTGAAGAAGAGGCACTACTAGGTGTTTCGCTTACGGGAATCATGGACAACAAGTTGATGTATAATGTGGGTTCGGATTTAGAATCATTATTGTCTAAATTAAAGGGTGAAGCAGTTGTGATGAACAAAGAATGGGCAAAGCGTCTAGGAATCAATCCTGCTGCTGCTATTACCTGCGTAAAACCATCAGGAACCGTGTCACAACTTGTTGATGCAGCATCTGGCATTCATGCTCGTCATTCTGAACATTACATCAGAACTGTTCGTGCCGACCAAAAAGATCCAATTTGCAAATTCATGGTTGATCTAGGATTTATACACGAACCATGTGTAATGAAACCTGAGCACACAATGGTATTTTCTTTCCCGATGAAAGCAGAAGGTTCTGTAACAAGAAATGACATGAGTGCAATTGAGCAACTAGAACTTTGGTTGGTATATCAAAGAAATTGGTGCGAACATAAACCATCAGTTACAATTACTGTAAAAGAAAACGAATGGATGGAAGTTGGTGCATGGGTATACAAGCATTTTGATGAAATCAGCGGTATTTCTTTCTTGCCCCATTCAGATCATAGTTATCGTCAAGCACCATATCAAGATTGTTCAAAGGAACAGTATCAAGAAATGCTTGATAAGTTACCAAAAAATGTCGATTGGACTCAACTTAAAAAGTACGAGAAGGAAGACAACACTGCCGGCACACAAACTTATGCTTGTAGTGGAGACAAGTGCGAAGTTGTTGATTTAACAAAATAAACATTTTATTAAATTAAGCATATAGATATTATAGACCCGGTAGCAATCGTGGGGGTTTAAACCACCCGAAGTTGATGGGGGAGATGGAATCCGATCCCCACGATTGCTCTGGGACGGTTTATAAATATCTGTATGATTATTGCAGGAATTGATTACAGTTTAAATGGTCCAGCAATCTGTTTAGCAGATACAAAGAAAATGTTTACATTTTCTAATTGTTCTTTTTATTTTCTTACTGATATAAAAAAGAATGCCAAAACATTTTTGACAAATGTTCATGGCGAATCATTTGAAGAATATAATGAAGAATGTGAGCGATATGACACTTTATCTGATTGGGTTATGCGAATTTGTGCGGGATGTGAACAAATTGCGCTAGAGGGATACGCATATAATGCTCAAGGAAGAGTATTTCATATTGCAGAGAATACTGGGGTATTAAAATATAAAATATATCAAAACAGAATACCTTTAACAATTATACCACCGACAGAAGTTAAAAAGTATGCAACGGGAAAAGGTAATTCGGACAAACAAAAAATGTATAATTCTTTTCTCTTGGATACAAATATTCCTTTAAAGGAAATAATAACACCGGACAAGAAAGATATTTCAAGTCCGGTGT